ATGGCTATTTCAGATAGTTATCTAAAGTCGTGTCTCGGACGCGAACGAGACAAGGTAGAAGAGAAGGCTGACCGCGACGGTCTTTGGGTGCGCATTTCTAAAAAGGGCGCTGTCACCTTTTTTTACCGTTTCCGCTTTCTGGGGAAGCAGGACAAGATGACGATCGGTAGTTATCCTGAGTTCGGTTTAAAGGCCGCGCGCGATGAAGTAGCCAAATGGGCTGCGATTCTTGCCCGCGGGGAAAATCCTCGAATCAGGCAAAGCCTCGATAAAGCAAAAATAAACAGCCAGTACACATTCGAGGAACTTTTCCGCGAATGGCACGCTATGGTTTGTATCCAGAAAGAAACAGCTGGGCAGATCCTGCGGACGTTCGAACTTCACGTTTTCCCTAAACTAGGTAAATACCCGGCACACCAGCTGACGCTACATAACTGGCTTACGGTTCTGGACAGACTGGCGCAGGGTTATAGCGAGATCACCCGCCGGGTAATCAGCAATGGCCGGCAGTGTTATTCATGGGCGGTTAAACGTCAACTACTGGAAACTAACCCTCTATCTGAAATGTCTGGACGAGATTTCGGAATCCAGAAGCAGATGGGAGAACGCACCCTTGACCGAAAAGAACTGGCGATAGTCTGGCGAGCTATTGAGGACTCTCGCCTGATGGAACGAAACAAGATACTTTATAAACTCTCTCTGTTATGGGCATGCAGGGTCGGCGAACTGAGGCAGGCTGAAGTATCGCATTTCGATTTTGAAGAGGGTATTTGGACCGTTCCATGGGAAAACCACAAAACCGGGCGGAAGAGTAAAAAACCGATACTTCGTCCGATAATTCCGGAAATGCTACCGCTGATAAAACGGGCCATTGATCTTGCACCTGGTCGCTTCGTTTTCTCTAAGTACGAAGATAAGCCGATGAGTGAAGGCTTCCATATGAGCATCAGCAGCAACCTGGTTAAGTTCATGCTGAAAGCTTATAACGAGCAAGTGCCACACTTCACGATTCACGATCTGCGCAGAACTGCGCGCACAAACTTTTCTGAGCTCACCGAGCCGCATATTGCCGAGATAATGCTGGGGCATAAACTGCCCGGTGTATGGTCTGTATATGACAAGCATACGTATATTGAGGAAATGAGAGAGGCATATGGAAAGTGGTGGGCCCGACTGATGAGCATCATCGAGCCCGATGTACTGGAGTTCACGCCGCGTCAGGCCGGATAAGGCGACCTTTGTTATCGCGAGGCAGATTCAGATGTGACATTGGCCGTCTGGTTTTCCTAACCATCTCTTTTTGCTGCCAGGCGACTACTTTGCTTTTCAGCCATTTGTTCGGGCCGCCCATATATGAACAGTCTGGAGCAGGGAAGGGGTTTTCGCTCTTTTTACGCTTGCGATAGCGATCCAGTGTTCTCGGCGTAATGCAGAGTTGTTCGCAGATATCGCGCGTTTTCATCAATTCGAGTTCATTGCTCATCATTATCTCCATTGGCCCCTTTCGGGGCCGTATCACTATCAGGAAACTTGCCCAGCCAGTGCGCGCAGTCTACGTGCGCAATTCATAGCAGTAGCCACGTAACTGCAGCGTCGGTTAACCACCTCAACAGTGATTTTTGAACCCTGCACCACGACGGTATAAGTCCGCTTCATTTTCTGCCGGCCATAATCGCCATAAAGCTCAACGTGTTTTGCAAGCGCGGCATCACAAGCCTGGCGACCCAGCGGTGATTGTTTGCTTCGGTTAATCAGTCGCATATTCACCTCACACAAAAACATCAACTGGATCGCCAGCTGCGCGCGCGTTGTCGTTCGCTTCCCGGCGGAGGCCGAGAACATAGCCAACGGGATCCCAACTGGACAGAATTGCATTGAGCTCTTTATGGCTGTGCCGGGTTGTCAGGCGCTTTTTAAGCTCGGTGGCGCAGGCGCGCACGTTAGCCCGGGTGGGGCCGGCCATCTTCATGCACAAGCACAAAGTCAGAAGCAGATCCGAATATTCGTCGGCGGCTGCGCGCAATGCTGCCGGGTCGATGCTGGCTTCCAGCTCGGGCAGGCGGTGTTTCAGGCTCATTTTGCACCTCCCTTACGACGAAGAGCCATTCTCAATCTGTTTTTCGCCAGTCTGGCTTTGCGTTGTGCGGGCGTTTCACGTTCGCGAGCGCGCGCATTTGATTCACGATTACGGCGGCGCCTGGCGTTGAGTGATTCGTCTTCGCTTCGTAAATGCATCCGAGGTTCCCCGTCCTTTGGCTCGGGCCACTGGCGCGCCTTATTTACCGCGAGCTTATCGATCATCGCCTGGGTAATCTGCTCGTCAGTGATTCCCGCTCTGCGCTGGGCATCCCACATTAGGAACTGCATATCAGCCCATTCGCTGTGGTCGTTAGGTTCCGCGGCAGCTTCAAGCGCTTCTATGCTGAGGTGTTTCAATGGGCCAGCCGGACCAACATTGCCGAAGGTGGCATGTGACCATTCAGCGTGTTCGCGGCGAACCTGATTGCGAGCAAATGAGAACTCCCCCATCAGCGCTGCCAATGCGATTTCAGTAATACGCAAATACAGGGCCGCGCGGGACGGATTGCTGAATTCACCCTCTTTTAAAAACTTCGATATTTCCGCCACGTCAGCACGGCACACGGCGATTAATTGCTCATTAGTGAATGTGGCGATATCAGTCATTCCAGGCCTCCAGCTCGTTCTGGATTTCTTCATCGATCTCGTCATTTGTGGCTTCTTCGTCCAGGTAATCACGCGCTTCTTTGAGGTACTGTTCCCGGCGTTCGTCATACCATGCCGAGAACTCAGGGGACCAGCCATCAGTCGTGCCGTCATAGTCAACCTTGGCGTTACGTTCAGCCATGCTCTCGACCATGCTGTAAGCGGTGGTAAGCGCAGCTTCGCGGATATACCCACGCAGATCGCGCTTACGCCAGTAGGGGTTAACTTTTGAATCACAAAAAGGTTTGAATTCCACTTCCCAGCGACGTACGCATCGTGCATTCAGTGATTTGCTCATATCGTTACCGGGAGGGCGAACCCTCCCGCCTCCCTTAGCCCACGTATTCCGGTTTCATGTCGTCCAGGGTGATGCGGAACTGGTCATACAGTTCATCACCGAGGTGGCGGCGCGATGAGGTCAAGGTGCTTTCTGCCTTCGCGAATAATGTTTCTGCTTCCGGATCCCCCGGGTTAGGGAGTGAATTTATGGCGGCCTCAACTTTGTTCTTCGCATCAACAAGGTAGTAGCGTTTCACCGCCTTACTCTTCAGTTCGGTATACAAAGCAGTACCCAGCAGAGCTTTCTGTGATTCGATGTCTGCACGAATGGCTTTGGCCTGGTCCACTGAGTCAGCTGTATCAATCCGGTCTCGGAGTTCGTCAGCAACAGAGTCGACGTTAGATGCAGGCTCTTGCGCGCTGGTGGTCGTTTCAACATCAGAGGTGATTTCCTTCATACTCATGCGTTGAACAGGCTCTGGATTGATAACTTTCTCTTCGCGATAGGCAAGATCATCAGCATCCTGAAAACCCATGATTGCGGCAGGGCAGTAGATACGAGACCAGTATTTTGTCGCGAGATAAGCAATTTGCTGCTTAGGATTAGTTGCCCAAAGTGGCGAGTTTCGAATTACCACGCTTGAAAGATAAACGGGTTCACACCAAGTAATCTCAGTTTCACCTTTAATTACCGCCCCAGCCCGTACATACAAGCCTTCTTCATCTTCATCACTCCAGGCTCGTATACGTTCTGTCTTTTCGTAATTGCCGTTTCTTCCGGATTTTGTAGTTGTAACTTCTTTCGAGCGGGTGCATTTAGACCAGTCACCCTCGTATTCATAATGAAAACGCCCGCGGATGGCTCCCGTACTGCTGAGGATTGCGCTGATGAGCTGGGCTTCGTACCCGATTTTTCCACCTACAAAGAACGTTTTTTGTGCGACAGCGTAAGGGTTCATTCCCCATTGCATTGACTGCATAACGATTGCCATGCAGTCGGCAGGTTTGCCTGCGAGATGATCCGGGATCGCAATGCTGGCCGCAGACATTAGTTCTGCAAACGCCGTTAACTGGCTCAGTGCCTGAACGTTAAAAATGGAGTTGTTTGCAGATATATTGTTTGGCACTTGCTGTTCAGATGTGATGATGTTTGTGTTTTCCATAGTCATATCCCCTTATGCCTGTACGCGCAGCGCTTCGAGGCGGCGCACATCAAAATCGTTGAGTTCTTCGGCGTAATCCTCAGTGATTGGCGCCGGCCATTCGCCAGTGTCGAAACCGTTCGCGATGGCACGCATTGCTTTGCGATATTCCAGCATGCCGAGTTCCAGCAGTTCTCCGGATGCCTCGATGATGGCGATCCAGTGGTAGTTCTCGTCTTTGTTGACGAATATCCAGAAGAACTGGTCAAGGGCTGCGGTTTCGCAGTACATAGCCGCGCTCAGGTGGTAATCGCGCTCGATGATTTCCCGGTGCAATTTGGCGCGCAGGCCTTCTTGCTTGATGTTCCACATGCTGATGGTTTTCAGGTCCGCACCGATGCGCAGGCCGCCCATGTCTATCTCAAGGTCAGGACGCACGCGAACTTCCAGCCCGGTTTCCTCATCAATGCCGAAATAGCTCACCTCGACGGCACGGCCCGGGTGCGTCAACAACTTGCCGGCGGTAGGGTGATTCAACAGTGCTTTCTGAATGGCCAGTGCCGTAGCCAGCTGCTGGCGGGTAACCAGCACTTTTCCTTCCGGGTTATCGCGCCATGCATCCAGCAGCTCATCGGCAAACACGGCATCCGGTTTAACCGATTTCACGGCCTGAATCAGATCCGCCTTAGTGCCTGATACTTTCAGCGGCTGCGGCTTCTGTGCTTCCTGAGCAACCATGTCAGGATTGATAATCGCCAGTTGTTCCAACATGGCATCACGGCTGCCGCTGGTTTTAACAGGCGCTGGCAGGGTGGCGTTGTATTCTTTGATGCAGGCCTTCATTGCTGACGCGGTAAAGTTTTTATCGTCACCAACGATTCGCTTGAACTCGTCAGGTAATTCCAGATACGCAATGCCAATTGCATCTTTGTCGCCGCCCAGCGGTACAGGAGCGGGCAGAGTGGCGTTGTGCGCCTCCAACTGCGTCTTGATATCGTCAGCACTCAACAGCGGCGGAAGCCCGGCGTTGTACTCGTCGATAAACGCGCGGATCGTCGCAGTCGTGGTGAAGGCGCCTTCCGGGATTTCCGGCTCGATACTGAATTCTTTTTCCAGCTGATCAGGCTGCAGCGCCAGTGCATGCACCAGATTTCCCATATCCAGAACAGGGGAGCGTACCTTCTGGATGGTCTTGGATACGTGGCGCGCCTCGAAATACATCAGCGATACCCGCGCATCTTTAACCATCGTGGAGCTGATGCCGTTAGCGGCGTGGTAGACCTCATTTGGCACGTCTTCATATCGACCAGGCTCGAAATACTCCGGCCATGCTGACGCTGCTTGTTCAGCATCTTCCTCATCATCACTGTGAGCATTCTCAGAAACCTGGCTTTTCAGCACTTCAGCGGTAAGATCCGGGCAGCGTTCAGCCAGTATTTCTCTCATGTTCACGGCAGTTGTTTGCGCAGGAGGCTCATCAGCGCCTTCGCCTGCTGATACCGCATTATCATTTTCGTCTTCGACCGGCTGAGCCGTTTCCATCTGCACATTGCTGGTGGTTCCTTCTTCGGTGGCATTAGTAGCCGGTGAAGTCATAAGGCCTTCAATTGAAAACATTCCGCCGCCGAGATTGGCAATTTCCGGGGATCGGGGTTTGGTCAGGTCTTCGGTTATCCACTTCGGATCCGTGGGGTCACTGATACCTTCGACATATTCGCCGCGTTCGGCGGCCAGAACCTGATCAGCGTCAGGACGTTTCTTTTGAGCTTCTTTCACCAGTTCGGTGCCGATTACCTGAAAGTCAGTTGGGAGAGTTTCCAGGTCAGGCACACCTTCATCTCCATCGATAGCCTTTTTCACAGCGTCCAGAGTGACGGTGGCAGATGAAACATGACCGGCTTTTTCAAGCGTCTCAGCAGAAGGGACGTCATGCTTATGCTCGGTCAGGTTCGCATTGATATAGGTCTGCAGGCTTACCTGGAAATGGTGAATATCGCTGGTGGCGCCACGGATAAGGGCAAAAATCGCTGCGCGGGAATAATCCAGGATGCCTGCGACCTTGCGCAGCGCTGCCGACCATTCCTTGAACGGACTTTCTTTCTTCTGGACGATCTCTTTGGCCCGGCGGTGAATAGATGCCGGGAAATTGTAGATATCGAAATCCATTGGCATTGTGGCCAGGGCTATTTCTACATCGAGCGTATCAAGGGTATGGGTGTAGTCAGGGTTGCGATCGGTTTTATTACCGCCGCCAGCATTCGTACCTGCATCGGTTTTCAAAACCGAAGAAATGCAGTTACCGGCAGCCCATTCCCTGGTGAGAATGCCGCGGTCGATCGCGTTCGTGGCGAACCACAGCTTAGCAAACTGGATACGCTTACCGAGCTCATGCCGTTTCCCTTCCGGGAAGACTTTTTTATTGGCGCTGGTGAATTTCCAGAGCGCCGGCATATCGTATTTTTTGATTTCAGGGACATTCTCGGCGGCCAGGATCAGGTCCTGGACGGACGCATTATCAGTGTCCATTTCAAGAGCTGACAGCTCCTGCCTGTGAGGCATGCTGATATGATAAACGTGACGTTCTTCGGCCATGTACTGCGCCAGCAGCTGAGCGCGAAAGGGGAGCTCGGCCACGTTAAAAAGCGCGCTGGAATCGTCCTGGTATTCATCGCTACCGAAAGTTTCCACGGTCTCAGAGGTTACTCCGGCATTATCGCTGTGATCAACATCAGCAGGCGCCTGTCCTGGCTTCAGAGCCCAGGTGCGACCATCATCGCCGAGCTTGTAGCGTTCGCACCATGAGTAATCGAGAACACCTTCCGCCGGAAGGTCATTGAATACCGGGAAATCGGTGCGAATTGGTTTTTGATAGTCTTTGCCGCGGCCTGTTTCGATCCCAGCGTCTTCCAGATCGACGTCCAGCTGCAGAAGGGCGCGAGCTTCAGATTTATTAGTGCGCCAGATTACGGCATCAGCTTTACCCGATTTTTGAGTCGCTTTTATCAGATAAAAATATTCCATGTGATAGCCTCTATTTTGGATGTAGAATCCCCCGGGCCATTGGTAGCGCCCATTCAGGGTGGTCATTGGTTTTGGTAATTTCCGGTGTAACTTTGGTCGGTGGCACCGGACGTACAGCCCGCTTCGGCGGGTTTACGTTAGCCCTCGTGAGCCATCTGGTCGTGAGAGGCGCAACGTTCTGAGCAATACTCTTTTTCTTTCCGTGCGAGCTGGTTCCCCTGGAGGTACAACAGGGTGCTTACCACTGGTTTTCCCTCGATTGCTTTACGGCAGTAACCGCATTTCTTCTGCATTCTTCCCCCTACATTTGCACCGTGAACCCGGCCGGATGCTCGTCCAGTACACCTTTCAGCGGATAACATTCAGCTTTCACGTGTTGCTCTTCTGCGGCTGCCTTGCAGTCATTCTCAGTGTCGTAAACGCCGAGCAGGACATCCTGATTACCGCCCGTCAGCATGCTAACGGTGAGAACCAGGGCAAACATCGTGCTCATGAAGGGTCTCCTTTTTGCGCGAGCATGTAGCACACCCGGCGGATGAAAGCTGACAGCGGATTTAAACGAACAGCCTGCTGACGAGCGGGTTTGCGTGCGAAATCAATCATAGAAATATCTCCCTTAGTACGCTGAAAAGCGCGATCCAGATGAAGAGCCCAATTACTGCCGAAATGACCAGGGCTCTGATGCCGTGCTTGCTCATTTCAACCTCTGCCTTGTCGCCGGCCAGCGGAACGTTTAAACCTACTGCGCGTTGATCTCCCCACCTCTTCCGGTGTTTCGTATGCCGCCGGCAGCTACTTCGTGGGCGTCCTGCCTTGGTGGGGTGCTGCTGGGAATAAGTAAAACATTGCTTTACTATTAAGTCAAGTTAAGATGAATTGATTTGTAAAGCATTGCTGTATCTGGCTATGGGGTACATGGCTTTAGTCGAGGTTTTCGTATGTGTTATGCTCACAAAATAACCAATGAGGGGTGATGGCATGGATATGAGGATGAGTTTTTCGCGGAGATGCACCCGCAGATAGCGCAGGTTATCGGGGTAGCGGTTATGCAGCTACTGGTTGAGAAGCAAGAACCGTCAAGAGAGGCGCTGATAGAGATGATTCAGGTGTTGTGGCAGGAAGACCAGGTCGATCTGGCTGTAGAGTTGGCTATTGACGTTCTGTCGCAGCCAAAAAGGTACGGATAATAAAAACCCGGCACGGTGGCCGGGTTAAGGTTTTTTCATATAGAGATTTACAAGAAGAGTAATCACAGGCATTGCTATTGACAGTAAGAGGATGCCAAGCATCCATGCTTTTAAACTGCTAACCTTAGAATCAACAAAATCTTTGCCAGCCTTGTTAGTTAACTTTTCATCTATATCAATAAGTTTTTGTAAAATCGTCGAAACATCTGTCTTGGTTGCAGAGGTTGTGCTAACCAGTCCTCTAATGTCAGACCTTGCTTCAGCAAGATTAGCCTTAATGTCTTCAACGTTAGCTTCTAATTTAGCAACTCTAACCTCAAGCATACCGCCTCCTCCATCGCCGCCATCATGATCATTATAATGGGGGCTTGTGTCTCGATCTGCAAGGTGGGAAGCTTTGCTATATTTAGTTATTTTTGTAATGGAACCCATCACTCACTCCATTCTGATGCTATTGCGACATAAATATCATATGTGTGAACAATATTTGCCGAATCACATAAACTTGTTAAATCTTTATCTTTGTATTCAGAACCATACTCATACAATGTGATTTCAACCTTGTAATATCCACTACCCACGACTCTAAACCTCTCAGTCGAAGAAGTGGAGAGGGCAAACTCGCCAGTTTTAGCAAAAAAAGTCGCATATTTATTGGGTTCGGTTATGTCGTTAGGGTAGCCAACTTCATTTCCTTGTGAGTCGTAGAATCTTGTAAATAATGAGTAAAAATGATCGTCATTAAGACCGATAAGGCCGAATTCAATAGTGACGTGTAGTATCGTTTCGTTATCTGGTAAAAATAGATATGGCGTTGGAGCTAAAAATTTATCTTCATGGATGGAGTGATGATCTCTAGAAATGTAAGCATATGCAATTTTAGCAGTAGAATTTATCACTTCACACCCCTAGCAGTTCTGTTTGTAACCTGTCTACTCAGCATCGTCCTTAATCCTTCGCCCCATGTACTTGGCATACAGCTCATCGAGCTCTTTGAGCCGCAGAGATACGATCCGCAGCATGTTCTGTTGCTCTTCTTCGGGCAACTGTCGATAGAGTTCGAGCAAACGTTGCTCGTCAGCTTTAAGCCCGTTTTTCTCCCCAACATCCTCACCTAACAACCAGGGAACCGAAACTCCGACAGCATCGGCGATTGCCAATGCAGATTCTTTACTGATTCGTCCTGTTTTGAACCAGCCGGAGACTGCCTGCTTACTGACGCCAGCAATCCGGGACATCTCAGTTTTTGAGATCCCTTTAGCATTCAATTCTGTAAGCCTAGAGATCAGGCCTTCGGTCGGGATTTTATCGCTCATGTTCTCATTGTAAATAATTGCTTTACTCCTTGATAGGCATGCTTAGGTTGACTGTAAAGTAAATTAATGCTTTACTTTGCGCTATCTAAGGAGGTCATATGACTGGTATCGAAAAAGCTATACAAAAGTCTGGTTCTGCAAGCGCGCTGGGTTTTGCTCTGGGCGTAACGAAAATGGCGGTTTCTTTTTGGCGCAAAAATGGAGTTCCATCCTCACGTGTAATCAAAATTTATGATGCGACCGGAGTAACTCCTCATGAGTTACGTCCAGATCTTTACCCCAACCCCACCGACGGCCTGCCGAAACAGGAAGGCTGACCATGCCAACACTTTCCTTTCAACAAAATACCGGATTCAACCCCGGCGCTCTGATAAAGCGAAATCAGGCGAAAGTGGCAGATCACGACGGCATTCGTTCTGCCGTTCGCGCCTGGGCTGCAGCTGAAGGTCAGGATGTTGTATCGGCGTACATCATCGATGAGTGGCGCCAGCAGGGCGGGCAAGAAATTGAATTTCCCGCGGACATCAGCCGCGCCCGCCAGAAGCTTTTCCGTTACCTGGATAACGAGGTCGATTCTGAAAAGTATCGCGCGAATGTGCGTCTTCTGACGCCAGCCATCATGGCCGTCCTCCCGTTGGCATTTCGCCACCGTCTGTTGCCTGAAGACAATTTCATGTCCCGACTGGCACGGCTGGAGAAAGAGACCAGCGAAGCGAAGGTTGCCGTTGCCATGGGAGCTCCACGTCATCAAAAGCTGAAAGAACTGAGCGAGGGAATTGTCGAGATGTTCCGGGTTGACCCAGAACTAACGGCGCCACTGATGGCCATCGTCACTTCAATGCTGGGGGTTTTGTAATGTCGGGTATCAAAAAGGCGAAAGCCGCGGTGCTGTAACACCAACGGCTTTCAGGTGCAAAAACGAAGAGGTAATTGCGAGGTAAGTATGTCAGGAACAAAGACTGAGGTAAACGCCCAAGCGACCCATAAATGCTCCTTTTGCGGAGCGAGCAATATTGAGGTTGCAGGCGTTCTCATTGCCGGCCCCGGCGTATCCATCTGTCAAAAATGTGTCTTTCAGTGTGTTGATATTGTCTTTCAACACGCAGAAAAGACCGATAAACCAACTTCATAAGTTCAGGGGTATCTATGCGTGACTATGCAACAGTCGCACCGCAATTCTGGCTGGGGAAAACAGGTCGGGAACTGCGGAAAAAAGGCGCTGAAGCGCAGGTGGTTTCGTTTTATCTCATGACCTCGCCACACGCAAACATGCTCGGTTTGTATTACCTGCCAATTCTCTATATCGCCCATGAAACAGGGCTGGGCTTAGAAGGGGCTTCGAAGGGGCTTAAAAGCACCATCGAAGCGGGGTTTTGTAGCTATGACGAGGACACAGAGATGGTCTGGGTGCATGAAATGGCCGCCTACCAGGTAGGCAAGGCATTAAAGCCAGGTGATAACCGTTGTGCGGGGGTCAGGAGTGAGTATGCATCACTTTCAGAAAACCCTTTTCTTTCATTATTTTACGAGCGTTATAAGGATGATTTTCATCTGAATGTCAAACGCGAATCGTGCCCAACACCAGAAGGGGCTTCGAAGGGGCTTCGAAGCCAAGATCAGGAACAGGATCAGGAACAAGAACAAGATAAAGATCTTTCGGGGCATGGCTCCGCCACCCCCCCAGATGGTGGATCCTCCGATGAAGCTCCATCTGAAAAGCCGAAAAGCAGTTACCCGGAGGAATTTGAACTGGCCTGGAGGGAATACCCAAAGCGCGCAGGAGGCAATAGCAAGGTCGATGCGTTCAAAGCCTGGACTGCCAGAATTAAATCAGGCGCAACAGCGCAGGAGCTTACCGATGGTGTTCGACGATATGCGGATTACGTCACTGCTGCCGGAAAACTCAACACTGAGTACGTGAAACAAGCGTCAACGTTTTTCGGTCCCTCAAAGCACTACGAGGAGTTGTGGAGCTTCGAAGTACCAACCGGTAAACGGGATCCGAACTCAATATCCCAGCCAGATAAATTAATTCCGAGTGGGTTCAGGGGGTAGTGATGAAAAATATGATTGGTACTGGTAGTGCGCTGGAGCGGCTGAAAAAACTCATCCCTCCGGGTGTAGAGCCTAAGTTTGGCAGTGTAGAGGAGTGGAGAACCTGGCAGGCCGAGGAAGGGCGTAAACGCTGCGAAGAACTGGAAAAACAAAACCAGCGTACCCGTGCTGAAAAAATATTCGGACGAGCGGGAATTCAAGATCTGCATCGGAGCTGCACGTTCGCAAATTACCAGGTGGCAGGAGATGGCCAGCGCCGGGCGCTCACGATGGCGAAAAGTTACGCACAGAGCTTCGGTTCAGGGTTCGCCAGTTTCGTATTCAGCGGAGCGCCGGGAACCGGGAAAAACCATCTGGCGGCCGCAATCGGAAATCACCTGCTGGCTGGTGGTCGCTCTGTGCTGGTGGTGACTATTCCTGACCTGATGCTACGTGTTCGCGAGTGCTACGACGACGGGCAGTCAGAGGCTTCGCTTCTGGACGACCTTTGCCGGGTAGATCTGCTCATCCTGGACGAAGTAGGCATTCAGCGCGGCAGCAGCGGCGAAAAGGTCATTCTGAACCAGGTTATCGATCGCCGCCTGTCGTCGATGCGCCCGGTCGGCATCCTGACGAACCTGAACTACGAATCTCTGACGGACACCCTCGGCGCACGCATTCTCGACCGTCTCCAGATGGACGGCGGCATGTGGGTGAACTTCGACTGGGATAGTTATCGCAAAAACGTCCGCCATCTGCGCGTCGTTAAGTGAGGAAAGCATGGCTAGAGCATTTTCTGCTGTTGAGCGCCGGGAGTATGTCCGCGCAGTGATTCGGATCACCAGGCATCAGGGGCGCCTTACGACCACCGAGGCAATGAAAAAACTGGGGCTGAGCCGCGCTACTGTCCAGCGGTATTTTTCCGAAGCAGAAGCGACTGGCGAGGTTGTCCGGCATGGTCGTTTGGGGCTGTTCCGCGACCAGCGGGCCGTCATCGACTTTGACATGAAGCGTTTTGGCCTGGTGCCGAAAGTTGCTGTTGGGATGAATTACAGCCTGCTTGGCAGTCCTGTTTTTCAGCGAGTTTTAGATGTTCAGGAGGCTATTCATGGCTAAGAATTCAATCGATGTATACGGTGCCAGCGGCAAAACAAACGTGCTCAATTTCGAGCCTGAAAACCTGCACCTGGTCACCGATAAGACCCACCCACTTTACGATGAGCGTGTACACCTGCCTATCGAGGAAGGGATGGTACTGAACATTGCGGAGCTGGGTGTACTGGAGCCGATCATCGTCTGGAAAGACCCCGAAACGGGGCTCACCTGCGTAGTTGTTGGCCGTCAGCGCGTTAAACATACCCTGGAGGCAAATAAACTCCGTCTGAAAGAAGGCAAAGACCCACTGCTTGTACCTGGAGTCGTTAAGCGCGGTTCGGCAAATCAGATGGCTAAATACATGGTCAGCGAAAACGAAATTCGCCGACCCGATACGCCGCTTGGCCGGGCTAAAAAAATGTCAGACGCGCTCGACCGCGGGCTCGATGAGGACGACATTGCGGTGTTGTTTGGCTGCAGCGTTCAGACCGTTCGTGCAACGCTCTCCCTTCTCGATGCCACTCAGGCCGTCAGGGAAGCGGTGGAGGCTGGAACTGTCACCGTTACCCAGGCGCGTCAGCTGGCATCGCTTAAACCAGAAGAGCAGCGGGAGAAGGTCTCTGAAATCGAGCAGGCAACTGCTGGCACAACCGGCCATGAAAAAGCCCGGCGGCAGCGCCAGGTTCTTGGTGAAGCAAAGCCGCGTATCAAATCACGCAAGGAAATTACAAAAGCCCTCGAAGATGCCAGCGGCGAATATGCCGAGGCTCTGCGCTGGGTGCTTGGGGAGGCCAGCCATGACTGATATCACCGAGCTGGCGCTGATTGCCAAAATCAAAAAACAGACCGAAAACTTTGACACTGTAGTGCTGAAAGAGTGGGAAGCCCTCGCGCTGGTAGAGGCGCTGGAGAAGGCGCAGCGTGCCAACGGACACCTTCGCGAGCAGTCTGCTGAGTGGGAACGAAAGGCTATCAGCAACTTTGAGGAGTGCGCGAAGTTGAGTCAGCGAGTTGAAGAACTGGAGTCCCGCGCCGTCACTGTAGAAAACTTGCAGGAGAGCGCCTACAGAGCTGGCTTAACTGCTGGCTGGAATCTTGGGCTGGCTAATAACAACGATGGGTTCAATAAATGCCTGGCGGCTCATAGGGCTGGCATCAAGGTGGAGGCTGAATGATGGCGGAACGTTGGAAAATTTATCTCACTATTGCATTCATCGGCTTGGGAGCTACGCCGATAAGCATGGTAGCGGCAAAGATTGACGTTCCTGTTTGGGCGCTTATTGCCGGGCACTGCGGCGCGATTATAGCAGGATTTATTTGCGCAGAACTTGGACGGGGAGCCAGACAATGACCAAATCAACCATAACCAGAGAGCAGTTACTCGAAATTATTGAAACCGATCATGTGCAGTGCGGTGAGGCATCTTATCTAGCCAGAATGGCGCTGGCCGCAATGGACAGCGAGCCGGTGGCGTACATCTTCAAGCATCCAGCAGGACGGCTGTTCTGGTCTCTGACTGATGAAAGTAACAAGGGTCATGATGATGTTATGCCGGTCTACGACTCCCCGCAGTCACCCGGCAGTGAACCCGCTACCGTGCCGGGTAAATGGATTCCGGTAAGCGAGCGGATGCCGGAAGTTGGCGTTAAGGTCTTATGCTTCCCGGTTAAAGATGAGCCAATTCATGCAACCTTCAACGGTCAATTATGGCTGCAGGATATTTCATGGAGCGGAAGCGACGAGCCAATTGATAACGTCATTCCTACCAGCGTAACCCACTGGATGCCGCTGCCAGCCGCCCCGCAGGAGGTTAGTGATGCCTAAATCCCCCGCAGAACGCAAAGCCTTCAGTTGAAATCAAACCCCTCTCCGGAGAGGTTTTTCTCGTATATGCTCATTTTGCTTTTATCCCCGGGAAGGGCGATAATTACTTAGTCAGTCTGGACAACTGACAACTTTACCCCGGCGCCAAGTGGGGACACATGGCGCACAAAGTAAAAAACATCCGGATTAAAAATTTGTATGCAATAACCCTTCTTATCGTGATGATTGTTCAGGTTGTTGTAGTAAATGCAGTATTTGTCTGCGTGGGGCTTGGGCTTCTTGGGCTATCTGATGAAGCCCTGACGATTTTCGCGGGATGCTCAATGCCTCATATCTGTGGTCTTGTTTACTGCGTTATCCAATCCGTTTTCCGGGCAAAAAAATGAAAAGCCTTCTCTGCGGAGAGGGCTTTTTTATAGTTGATTAAACTGAAAATCTACGCGGATCGGGGTTCTCCCAGCGGTACATAATTGACATGTATTTCTGCAGTGTGAAGTGCGCTAAAGACAAGCAGGTTGCGCGTTGTGGTAATGCGGTTCCTCCGCCTTTTGCTGAGGCGCTGGTGAGGGCTAATTTACCGGAGATGTGCCTGAAAAAAGACATTGCAGCATGATAAAACCCGCTTCGGCGGGTTTTTTATTATGGAAAAACATCAATCTAAACATGAGCATGGAGTTCGCAAAAAGTGCCTTTAATGTCTTGACCATTTATCTCTTCAGGTATACTGTTTATTTATACAGTATCCATGTGAGGTGCTAACCATGAAAGTTGAAGTCACAATTGATAAACATAAAAAACTCCCTGATGGCGCCATACCTGCGCTTGAGCAAGAATTGCTGCGCCGCTTGTCCCAGTCTTATGATGACTGCAAATTAACCATTCGACGCACAAGCAACGATGGCCTTAGCGTTTTGGGCGGCGCTGATGGCGATAAAAAACGCGTTGAGCAAATTCTGCAAGAGACGTGGGAAAGCGCGGACGACTGGTTTTACTGATTCACCTTTTGGTGGCTGGCATTTCCCAAAGCATCGCAATAAGCGTGTCCCTTTGATGCTGTCACCGGACTTTTTTTTGCGTCTGTATGTCGCTCAGGGGGTAGTGTGAGTGATGGTATTGAGGTTCCTACTAATCATTCCTGGTACGATGTTGTCAGGAGATCAGATGGCGCCATTATTTGTAGCTTCCCGGCCGAAGGAAGGCATCTGATTTACAGGGTTAATGGCATAATTTCAATGCGACCTTTATTGCCTGAAGAAGAAATTTTTACTCTAAACGGATTTATGAAATTTGCGGAACGACTTGGCTACCGAGTTCTCCCACCTTCTGATAATATGAAATCAACGGCCTGAACAACCGTTACCTACTGCGCCACGGAGAGAAGCCATGGCGCAATTGCACTTAATAAAACAATCTCAAGGTATCCTGATCCCCGCGACGCCGGAGACCAGTGATTTTCTGCAATCAAAATGCAAGCTCGGATCCGTTCTGGAAGCCGATTATAAGCTTGTCCGCAATCCGGCGTTTCACCGCCGTTACTTTGCTTTACTCAATCTCGGCTTTGAATATTGGGAACCTACCGGCGGGGCGATTTCGTCTAACGAGCGCAGGCTTATCACAGGTTACGCCAAATACCTTGCTGCATATGGTGGGAGTGAATCGGCGTTGCTTGATGCCGCCGGGCAATATCTCGACCGGATAGCTGAAAAGCGATCCGGCTATATCAGTATTTGCAAATCCTTCGATGCTTACCGGGCGTGGGTCATCGTTGAAGCCGGCCACTATGACGCCATACAGCTGCCGGACGGCACGCTGAAAAAACACCCTCGCAGCATTTCTTTCGCAAGCATGGACGAATGCGAATTCCAGGAACTGTACAAAGCATCGCTGGATGTTCTCTGGCGGTGGATCCTCTCTCGTTCATTCAACAGCCTGCAGGAAGCTGAGAACGCCGCAAACCAGCTTTTAAGCTTCGCGGGGTGATGCCGATGAAACACTCATGGTTTCACCATCTCGAATGCACAACGCAGCAGGCCGACGAATTGGTAGCGAGATATCGTCAGCGGGGCGTAAAGGTCGAACGAAGCTTAAACCCTGACTTTATGACATGGACCGTCAGCGCGCAGCTGGTGGAGGACAAAAAACCGCCGCGGCCAGACTCTCGCTGGCGCAACAGGATGTGGAGGTGAGTATGGCGAACCTACGCAAAGAGGCGCGTGGCCGCGAATGTACCGTGCGGATCCCCGGGCACTGCAACGGCAACCCGGAAACCAGCGTGCTGGCGCATTACCGCCTGGCGGGTACGTGCGGCACAGGATGCAAGCCTGACGATACTCAGGCGGCGATCGCCTGCAACGGGTGCCATGACGTAATCGACGGCAGAACTAAAACCACCGATTTCACCTACGACGAATTGCGCCTGATGCACGCGGAGGGGGTAATGCGCACCCTGGAAATCTGGCGGAAAGAGGGACTCATTAAATCATGAAAATCTACGATATCACGCCCATCGGCAAACCCAGGATGACCAGAGCTGATAAGTGGAAGCAGCGTCCGGAAGTAATACGTTACCGGGCGTTCTGTGATGAAGCTCGTCTGCGCAAAATTCACCTGCCAGACTCCGGCGCTCACGTCACGTTCGTCATGCCTATGCCGCAAAGCTGGAGTCAGAAAAAGAGAGCGCAATACGCAGGACGTCCACATCAGTCAAAGCCCGACTGCGACAATATGCTGAAAGCCCTAATGGACGCCCTCTATGACGATGATTCACACGTCTGGGATTGCCGTATCACCAAAATATGGGGCGAGAAAGGGCAGATCATCATTGGGGAATCTCTATGACCCTCGATCACTTCAGGCAGTACCAAACCGAGAGCGTTAAGCGCGCCAGTATGCCGCCAGTAGCAAAGCACAACCTGAACCAGACCAAACCAAAACAGCCAAAGAGGGCCGCAGCGTGAATCTTGAAAACACAGTGAAATACCACTTCGCAAAATCCACGCTGATTAGCGATTCTCCGCGTGCTACCGCCTCAGATTCACTGACCGGCACCGACATCATGGCAGCAATGGGCATGACCCAGGAACGTGCCGCTATGGGGTATAGCGCTTTCCTGGGCAAGATGGGCATAAGCAACAATGACCGGGATCGGGCTATCGGACTATTGGCTGAGTACGCGCTGACAAAATGCGATAAGGTTGCTGCGTTGCGAAAGCTCTCGCCAAGCGTAAAACCCCGGGTTATACGGATCCTCGCAGAGTACGCCTTTGAGGATTACTCCCGCAGTGCTTCCAGTAAAAAAACATGCGACTGCTGCAATGGGTCTGGATTCATCGACGCAGTGGCGTTCACCAACAAAGTAACGTATCCGGACGGCAAACCGCCGAAGTGGGTCAAAGTTACAAAGGGGATCTATCCATCATACTGGGAGGAGGTGAAGTCGGTCCGGGAGCAGGTCCGGGTGCTTTGCCAAAAGTGCAAGGGAAAAGGAACTGTTAGCGCCGCCTGTAACGACTGCCACGGTCGGGGGAAGGTAGTGAACCAGGATGAGACGGAGAAGCAGGGAGTGCCTGTGATGGGTAACTGTAAACGTTGTGGCGGTCGCGGGTATGAGCGAATCCTCTCCACTGCTGTACATAGGGCCATTTGCCAGATAACGGACGCCATCACTCTGGACACCTGGAAAAAGTCGGTTAAACCGTTCTTTGACGTGCTGATCACTAAATTCGATATAGAGGAGGCGTGGGCAGAGGCCCAACTCAAACAAATAACGCGGTGAGATATTTACTTTTCCCGAATTCGTGTTAATTTGTCCTAACGATGGGCATTGTATGTTCACCGTTGAAGAAAAAATTTAAAGCCTCGGCAAATGCCGGGGCTTTCTGCGTTTTGGGCTCGCTTCGGCGGGCCTTTTTCATTTCAGGCTCACGGGAACCATCTTCGATACGGCTCGTTGTTAAATCAGCCCGATGGGCCTGGGCCTCTTTTCCCCTTTACGCACAGCGCCATCCGTCATCAACGGAGGTGAGGTTATGACAAAAATGAGCACCATTTACAGCAGACTTTCATACGGCACCGGGACCGCACTGACGGGCTGCGGTGTCTCAGCAAAGGCGTATGCCGGGGCAGTTAAGGCAGAGGTATGGATTTTGGCCGACAAAATAGCGGGGATGACCCTGAGTGACTGGGCAATTATTGTCGGTATCGCCTGCACCATTACCACCTGTGGGGTGAACTGGTACTACAGGCGGAAAGAACGCGAGGATCGGCTCAATGGCTATGACACCAAAACTGAGGAATAGCGTTATCGCTGCCGTCGGCGGTGGCGCCATAGCCATTGCCTCTGCGCTTATCACTGGCCCAACTGGTAACGATGGTCTTGAAGGTGTGCGATACAACCCTTATCAGGATGTGGTAGGCGTCTGGACTGTCTGCTATGGCCACACTGGCAAAGACATCATGCTTGGCAAGAAGTACACCGAGGCTGAATGCCGTGCGCTTCTCAGTAAAGACCTGAACTCCGTAGCCCGCCAGATTGACCCATACATCCAGAGGCCGATTCCCGAGACAATGCGCGGGGCGCTTTACTCATTTGCGTATAACGTCGGCGCTGGAAATTTCCAGACCTCCACGCTGCTGCGCAAAATCAACCAGGGCGACCAGAAAGGTGCGTGTGATCAGCTGCGCCGCTGGACTTATGCCAAGGGCAAACAGTGGAAAGGCCTGGTAACACGCCGCGAGATTGAGCGCGAAGTTTGTCTGTGGGGCCAGAAATGAGCCGGTTAACCGCCATTATCAGCGCTGTAGTTATTCTGCTGCTTTCCTGCATTTTCTCATGGCGGTCTGGCTGGAATTCTCACGCTGACCATGTCAATGCCCTCGCGGCGAAGAAAAAAGAGAAAGCCGAAAAGACTATCCAGCCAGTTGAGCAAAAGGCCGCTGCCGCTGCAGAAGAGGGCAAGGTCATCTACCGAACCATAACCCGCGACGTGGTGAAATATGTCCAGTCTCCGAATCGTACTGTGTGCCGGTTTGACGATGATGCTGTGCAGCTGCGCCAACGGGCCATCGACGCTGCCAACTCCATCCCCGGATTTGATGAGCCCTCCGTGCAAAGCAAGTGACGCAGGGAAGGATACCGACGAAGACCTGCAATCGGACGTCGAAACCGCTCAATGCCTGCGCCAACTGCGGTTGGATAAGTACCGCTGGCAGGCCTACTACCGTGCAGTGAGTCAGTAGCGGGGCTACATTGCCGTTCCTGCATGGCGAGGTCGGCGTGATAAAAAAAACCGAGGGGGAAATCCCAAAACTACGGGGTGCTGAACAGCCAGCCAATGACGGATTGTAGCCACGTAGCTGGTTTATTTTCTACTGGGTGAGAATAAAAATGAGAGCCTGGAAGGCTTGAGAGTGGCTCATCCATGAGCCCACGGTTAGAACAGCAGACTTTGTCATGGCAGAGCAAAGTCATAAGTTAGTTTAGAAAACAATCCGGGAATAACAAGCGCAGCGGGTGCATATCAGTTAACGTAACACTGCAACTAAGGCATTACAGAGCCACTTCAAGAGGTGGCTCGATAATGTTGGAGGAAACCATGTCAACACTTAAGGATTTATCCCGGCAGCTAAAGCAGCTGCAGAAGCAAATCCCTTTCGCCACCGCGCAAGCTATGACATCGGTAGTAAGGGATATCGCCGCAGCGCAAAAAGTGGCACTGGGGCGAAAACTGGAATCGCCGACGCCGTTCACCGTCAACTCAGTGGGCTCTGCTGGCGCCAGAAAGAACAACCTCCGCGCAAAAGTCTTTGTGCGTGATGTCGCTGCTGAATATCTCGAACCCTTTGAGTTTGGTGGCGAACATAAACTGAACAGCCAGGCGCTGCTCAATCCAAAGAACATCAAACTGAACAAATACGGCAACATGCCGCGCAATAAGCTTTCACAGCTAAAGGCGAAGCCGAATGTGTTCATTGGCGATGTAAATGGTGTCGATGCAGTCTGGCAGCGCCGAAAACCGAAGCCTCCCAAGAAGAAGAGAGCCAAACGCTCTGCGAACGGAACACGCAGGCCAAAGCCAAAACAGCGGCCACCTAAGCTGCTGGTGAGGTTTGGCGATGCACTTCCTGTGACCCCTGTGTTGGGGTATATGGACCGCTCGAAGGCTATGGCAGAGGCGTTGATGCCTGCAGCTCTAAGCCGATCCATCGCTGAGGCAATCCGAACGGCGAAGTAGAGGGGCTCCAAAGCCCCATACAATGGTGCGGATTACAGAGATATCTCACATGCTTTAATAAAGCTATTTGTTGCAGTGGTCGAACCAGATGCATTGCCGGAAAATGAGGATTGGTTACCGCCATCTCGCGTCTGCACACCGACAAGAACTTTCGTTTTAGCGCTTTGTAATTGCTTAAGCACAACGGTTATTTTTTCTGCATCATCAGCTGCAACCTCAATTGATTGGGCGTTCCGTCGAGATAGAGACGCTTCAAGCTTGTTGATTGGATTGTCATCAACTTTGATGATCAAATCCATTGCAACAGTCGGAACAGAATCCTCTGTTTTGTCTGTTTCAACATACGCTACTGACAACTTATTTTTGGTGCAATCGAAAATCAGTCCTGAGTTTGAGGATGACAAGCTACCTAACATCACAGCCTTTTTCCCACCGGTAAACAGGTCATCATCCACTTTTGTAAGCCATTGAGCGCTTGCAGAAAAAGATGTGAACATAACAGCAACTAAGGCTGAGTTAATAAAATTGGTTTTTTTCATCATTATCTCCTTGCATTAAACGCAATAATCATAATCTGTGAGTCATATTGACGCTATGTAAAAAAAAGTTTCAATCCCCTAGGCTAAAAAAATGGGTCCTTCCTGAGGCTTTTGTAAGGCACGGGCATTGCGCGCCGCAGTGTTTTCCTAGCTACAAATTTTTATTTTGTGTCCCATGTCCCACCTGATGAGATCGCCAGCCATGCCAGAGCCAGCGTGGATTATTCCATTTATTCCAGTGGGGCATTCATGTGGGACATTGCAAAAATGTCCCAGGTAAATGTCCCACCCCAAAAATGTCCCAGGTGATGTCCCATGTCCACGATGAACCAGAGTCAGTACGCGCAGCATTCAGGCGTTGACCGTAAAACTATTGGCCGCTGGATTAAAGCTGGTCGGTTTATCGTCATGGATGGCGACCTGATAGATGTTGAAGCGAGCGATGCTGCGCTGAAGAAAAACCGTGATGGAAAAGATCCGCGGGCATCAAACGCGAAGAAGAAAAAAGCCTCAGCACCCCGGAATGATGGCGACGATGAAATTGATGAAACCGTTCGCCAGATAATGCTTACAGAAGGTGCTGACCTTTCCAGGGAAGAGGCCGCGCGGATCCGTGAAAATTACATGGCCCTGCAGGCAAAGCTCCAGTATGAAAAAGACAGCGGCCAGACAATTGAATTGGCCATCGCCGAGGAGGTTCTGTTTAACGCCTTTCGCCAGCAGCGTGATGCATGGCTTAACTGGCCTTCACGCGTGGCACCATTGATGGCTGCCGATCTGAATGTGCCGGCGGACAGGATGACAGAGGTGCTGATTGAACATGTCCACAAACATATCTCAGTCCTCGGAGAACCAGAGTTTAACCCAGCAGAAGATTGAACGTCTTCAACTGAGTGTCCGGAAAGGGTGGACACCGCCACCACGCATCAGCGTCCCGCAATGGGCTGATGACTACCGGAAGCTGGCGAAAGAAGCTGGCAGCACCTCCGGGAACTGGGAAACATCAACGGTTGAGATTGCACGCGGCCCGATGCTGGCCGCGACTGAATCGGGCGTCCACATTATTACCGTGATGTGCTGTACCCAGTTAATGAAAACAGCGCTGCTGGAAAATCTTTTCGGCTATTTCGCGCACCTCGATCCATGCCCGATTTTGCTCCTGCAGCCGAAGGAAGAGGCCGCCGAGCAGTTTTCCAAAGAACGCATCAGCCCGTTGGTTCGTGTGACGCCAGTTCTGCGTAACATCATCGGTGATTCAAAGCAAAAGAGTTCGAAAGAAACCATTCTGTATAAAGCCTTCACTGGCGGGTTTCTGGCGCTGGCTGGCGCCGGCAGCCCTGATAACCTTGCGCGCCGACCTATCCGTGTTCTGTTGGCGGATGAGGTGGATAAATACCCGATTACACGTGAAGGTGATCCCATTGCCCTGGCGGAAGAACGAACCGCAACATTTGGCCTTAACTGGCTTTCTGTGCGGGCTTGTTCCCCGACTGTTGAGGACGAAAGTCGGATTGCAGACAGCTATGAGGATTCTGATCAGCGGCGTGCTTCTGTAGTTTGTCCTCATTGCGGTCACCGACAGTTCCTCGATTTCTTTAAGCATGTTCAGTGGCCGAAAGAGGGTGATAAGCACCTGACGAAATTGGCCATGATCCATTGTGAATGTTGTGGTGCTGGCTGGTCGGAAGGTGAGCGCCTGCGGGCATTACAGACAATCCGCTGGCACCAGACCAAACCATTTGAATGCTGTGGTTCCCGTCATTCACCATTAATGGAGTACGACCAGAAATGGCATGAAGGCGACGAGGACTGTGTTGATGTCGTCTGGCGCTGGTCGGAGTCGGAACGGCATGCCGTATACCGGGCGATTTGCCCGGACTGTGGGGCCGAGGCGCTGGATAATCACCACGCCGGGTACCAGGCGTCAAAGCTGTTTAGCCCCTGGCAGAAAGATAAACCATCGGATATTGCGAAGAAATACCTCGATGCGAAAGGGGATCCGGATAAGGAACAGGCCTGGTGGAATACCCAGATGGGATTGCCGCACAGACCCAACCACGGCAAACAACTGCCGGTTGATATTCTGCTGGCGCGCCGCGAAGTATTTCCGGCTCCTGTTTCTGATGGTGTGGCGTTGTTAACTGCGGGCGTTGATACGCAGGATGATCGCTTTGAAATCACCATCACCGGGTGGGGAAGGGATGAAGAGTCATGGTCAGTGGCGCATGACGTCATCTATGGCGATCTGGAAACGGACGAGCCATGGAAACGTCTTGATGCGTACCTGAAGCAAATCTGGCGCCGGGGTGATGGTCGGGGCCTGAACATCATGGCGACATGCATGGACTCCGGTGGGCATCATACCCAGAAAGTCTACGAGTTTGCCAAAGAGCGCCTGGGCCGTCGTGTCTGGGCTATCAAAGGTGAGTCCGCCCAGAGCGGAAAGCGTAACCCGGTCTGGCCAACTAAGCGCCCCACGTCGAAAAGCAAAGCCAGTTTCCGTCCGATCATCATTGGCGTTAACTCTGCTAAGGATGTGGTACGTGGGCGTCTGCACCTGGATCCCCCGGCGCTGGGAATAGCTGCCGCTGGTTATATGCACTTTCCTGACGATCGTGATCTGGGATATTTCAACCAGCTATTGGCCGAACGACTTGTTTATAAAGTCACTGCTGGCCAGCGTTACAGCGTTTGGGACCCGATACCAGGCAGGGCGAACGAAGCGCTTGACTGTCTGGTTTACAGCTACGCCGCACTATGTGGGCTCAAACATATGGGGTTAAAGCTCAACGTCCGGGCCGCCAATCTTGAAGCTAACCCTGATAAATTCCTGCCGGCACCTGCCGTACCAGAAGAAAAAATAAGCTACGAGTTACCCGGTGCGGTGATTGAAGAGCCAGCGCCCGTGAAGCGTAAGCAAATCTCAAAACTCCTGCCGCAATAAGGAAAGCCATGTTCAACCGGAATACCAGTCTGCTGGCTGGCTCGATGACTGATGAGCAACTCAGGGATGCCCTGCAGAAAGCTCAGCAGGCATACATTGATTTAACAACCGGGAGTCGCGGTGTTTCATTTTCCTATTCGCAGGGAGACGGGACACGGTCAGTTTCCTACCAACAAAGCTCTCTTGCTGACCTGCTGGCATTGATTCAGCTACTGCAGGCGCAGCTGGGGATCGTCGCGAGACCACGGAAGCCAGTGAGGTTTCGATTCTGATGAATAAAGTACAAATACTTGGCCCGGATGGCACTCCGTATCGTGCTCCCCGGCCCAGCATGCTGACAGGTGGCAGCCGGGTGCCCTATGACGCCGCTGATTCGTTTAGTGACCAACTGGCGAACTGGCAGCCAGCATTATGGTCGCCAGATAACGAAATCAATATCTATCGCGATCGTATTGTTTCGCGTGCCCGTGATCTGGTCCGTAACGACGGTTGGGCGAATGGTGCCGTTACCCGCCTTCTGGATAACGCCGTCGGTGCCAATTTCAGACCCATTATGAAACCCGATTATCGTGTGCTGCGCATGGTCACCGGTAATAAAGCTTTCGATTCCACATGGGCGGAAGAGTATGGCAAGGCGCTGGAAGCGCACTGGCGTACCTGGGCGTATGACACCGGGCGGTACTGCGATGTTGAACGCAAACTGACCGTACCTCAGATGTTACGCCTGGCTTTTCGCCACAAACTTATTGACGGGGATGCGTTGATGGTCCTCCAGTACCGGCCTGACAGATTAGGCAGGGGAAAGGGGCGATACGCCACAACGGTTCAGGTTGTCGATCCTGACAGACTCAGCAACCCGCAGCAGAATTTCGACATGCCTAATATTCGCGGTGGCGTGGAGATTGATGATGACGGCGCGCCAGTTGCTTACCACATCAGGGAGGCCCATATCGGTGACTGGTGGAGCGGCGCTAAAACCATGACATGGCGACGCATACCTCGCGAGACTTCATGGGGGCGTCCACATGTCGTACATGATTTTGACCATGAGCGGGGAGCCCAGCATCGTGGCAATGGCATTCTGACACCGGTCATTCAGCGCCTGAAGATGCTGGTGAAATATGACCAGAGCGAGCTGGAAGCCGCTATTTTGAATGCCATTTTTGCCGCCTATATCGAGTCACCGTACGATTCTGAAATGGTGCAGGCCGCGATGGGGGAGAGTTTTGATGACACCAGCCTGGGAGCTTATCAGGACGGCCGCGTTGAGTTTCACAATGACCGTCGCCTGACCCTGCAAAATGGCGCCAGGATGCCGATTCTTTATCCGGGTGAAAAAATCACAACGGTTAACGCCGCCCGTCCGTACAGCAACTTTGAGGTATTTGAATCCGCTGTGCTGCGTAATTTCTCGTCCGGTACCGGGCTTTCTCCGCAACAGGTTACGCAGGACTGGTCAGATGTTAACTACAGCTCCGCGCGATCATCGTTACTGGAAGCCTGGAAAACACTGACCAGACGCCGTGATGATTTTTCCATGGGGACTGCCCAGCCCGTATTGACGTCTTTTGTTGAGGAAGTCCACGACAACGAGGATTTGCCTCTGCCATCCGGCGCCCCGGATTTTGTCGACGCCCGCGCTGCATATTCTCGCGCACGCTGGATGGGTCCAGGACGTGGTTGGGTGGATCCAGTTGCAGAGAAAAAAGGCGCCATTCTGGGTCTGGATGCGGGGCTTTCCACGCTTGAAATTGAAGTGGGCGAAAACGTCGGCGAGGACTGGGAGGAAGTGCTTGATCAGCGGCAACTGGAGATTGAGTCCTGCCTGAAGCGTGGCCTTCCATTACCCAGTTGGGCGCAGGCGGATCAGTTCGCCAGCGAGACAATTAAAGACCCGGAGGAAAAGTGAATCTACCCCATCTGGCTCAGCGGCTGTTTAATACGCCGCTGGCCCTTCACCCAAATAAAGCCGAGGTCATCATGGCCGCGGTCATGGACCGGTTTGGCATCAGCAGAATCGAATCCTCTCTGGCGATGGAAGACGATGACTGGTATGGCTACGACGGCAACCGCAGTCGGGAGTCAAAGCGTGATCCTGGATACGACAATGTAGGCGGGATTGCGGTTATCCCGGTCTGCGGCACGCTGGTTCAAAAGCTGGGGTGCCTGAGGCCGTACAGCGGCATGACCGGTTATGACGGCATCCGCCAGTCCTTTCTGACCGCGCTGACTGACCCTGAGGTTAACGGAATTTGTCTTGATATTGATTCTCCCGGTGGTGAAGTTGCCGGGTGTTTTGATCTCGTTGATGAAATCTACAACGCCCGGGGAACGAAACCCATCCATGCCATTCTTACCGAAAATGCGTATTCCGCGGCGTATGCGATCGCCAGCGCAGCTGACCGTATTTCCGTTCCTCGAACTGGCGGTGTGGGTTCAGTCGGTGTCATCACCATGCATCTGGACTGGACACAGCGAATTAAAGACGACGGACTGAAGGTGACAATCATTACGTTCGGCAGCCGTAAAGCAGAAGGCTCGCCATTACGTGAACTCTCTGAAGAGGCGTTCAATGCCATCCAGCAGGACATTAACACTATGGGGGAATTGTTCGTGAATACCGTCGCCAGGAATCGCGGGATTAGCGCGAAGGTGATTAAAAGTACTCAGGCTGCCTGTTTTATGGCTGCTGATGGTGTGGAAATTGGACTGGCTGATGAGGTGTGTACGCCTGATGCTGCGTTCAGACATTTACTTGAAAAAACAGGAGCCTGAAATGGCAAAGAAACCGTTTAGTTTTGCTCATCTTCTCGGACGTGGCGCGTCGGCATCCGAAGAGGAAGAGGATAAAAAGGCCAAAAAAGCGAAAGCCCGTCGCGCTGAAGAAGACGAGCGTGACGATGATGCGGAAGACGAAGACCGCGATGACGATGCTGAAGATGATGAGCGCGATGATGACGCGGAAGACGATGGTGACGATCCGGATGCTTCCGAAGATGACGACTCAGACGATGATGGCGATAACGACCGCAAAGAAAGCAAAGCGGTGAAAAGCGCCCGCATTGCTGAGCGTAAACGTTGCGCCACTATCTTTCGTAGCAAGCATGCGGCGACAAACCCATCACTGGCCGCGTCGCTCGCATTCAATACCGGGATGAGCTCTGCCGCCGCTATTGATGTTCTGGCATCCACAGCGCCAGCCTCACAACCAAAGGCAACGCGAGGGCGCTCTCTCGATCAGCGCATGCAGGAAAGCCATGATGTTCGCCTGGGCCAGGATGGTGACAACAAAGCAGGCGGTAAATCGGCACTGGTGAGCAAAATGACCAGTCTCTACAACTCCACGAAAGGAGAGAAATAATGGATCAGTTTGGTCAGAATCAGTTCGCTCCGGGTATGAAAAGTTCGTTGTTTTTACCCGACCAGCTTATTGCGGGCACGCTGCAACTGGTTACCGATTCCGGCATTATTACCGGTGGCACCTATAAGCGCGGAACGGTACTGGGGATGGTCACCGCCACAGGGAAGTACACATTGAGCGTGAAGACGGCGACCGATGGTAGCGAAACACCGGTGGCGATTCTGGTTGATAATGTTGATGCGTCAACTGCAGATCAGAATGGTGGGCTGTATCTGATGGGTGAGTTCAACCAGAACCACATCATCTTTGATAACACCTGGGCCATTCCGGCGCTGAAAACAGCCCTTCGCCCGCTGGCTATTTTCCTGAAAGACAGTACTCAGGCCCCTGTAGCCACTTCCTGATTTAACCCTCTTACCTCTGACCTGATGCTTTAACCGGCAGGGGCTGACTCATTCCAATTTTTGCCAGCGCACGGCTGGCATTATCAAGAGACTGAATATGGAAAATATTTTTGATACCAGTGTGCTGGTACAGGTCGTTCCTAACCTGAAAACCAGTCAGAACTGGCTACTCGATCGCTTCTTCCCGAATGTCGTGACTTACGAGACTGAAGAGGTGGCGATTGACGTTGATGTTGGTCTGCGTCGTATGGCGCCGTTTGTCTCTCCGCTGGTGGAGGGCAAACTGGTAGAGTCACGTAAATACCAGACCAACACCTTTAAACCCGCTTATATCAAAGATAAGCGAGCGCCGGATCTGCGTAAGCCCATCCGCCGTCAGATTGGCGAACGTATTGGCGGTGAATACTCCGCTGCCGAACGTGAAATGCTGAACCTGCAGTTTGAAATGGCCGATCAGATTGACATGATTAACCGTCGTCTGGAATGGATGGCGGCCAGCGCGCTGGTCTCCGGAACGGTAACGGTTACCGGGGATGGTTATGAAACTAAGGTAGTGAATTTCGGGCGCTCTCCTGACCTGACTATCACCCTGAGCGGTTCGGATAAATGGCCGCTGACCGTTGCCTCCGGTGCGACCAATACCCAACCTTCAGATGATATCGAAGTCTGGCAGACCACTTTTTTGAAAGAATCTGGCGCTGTCGCCACTGACCTGATCTTCACAAACAAGTCGTGGCGTGCATTCCGCCTGGATACCACTATCAAGGATAATGCCATCACATTCCCGGCACTCAGTCCGTTTGGTAACCAGATTAATGCGGGTCCGCAGGTGATGAAGGGGGCTATCTATAAAGGCCGCTGGGGTAACTTTGATCTCTGGTTGTATAACGACTGGTTTATTGACCCGCTCGATAATATTGAGAAACCGATGATCCCTGATGGCGCAGTCATCATGAGCGGCGCGGACCTGATGGGCACTCGCGCATTTGGCGTTATTCTCGACCCGGCATTCAACTACGGTCCGTTGGCCTATGCGCCTAAATCATGGGTAAAAGAAGACCCGGCTCAGCGTCTTATCCTGATGCAATCTTCCCCGCTGGTTATTCCGAGCCGGGTAAACGCGTCCCTTTGCGCAACGGTGGTGTGATATGGCGAAAGAAGCTAAATCGGTGCTGGTGGATGATCTGAATGCGGGGGGCGCTGGAGTAGAAGACCTTAACGCTGAGGATCTGAACGCGGGAGAAGGCTCTCAGGACAACCAGCAGCATAGCGATACAAACGCTAATGGTTCATCTGGTGATGATGGTGATGGGGATGATTCAGCCGACGCTGTTGCGGAGCCTGAATTTGTGGTTCTGAAGGGAAACAGCATTCGTCATAACGGTGAAGTTTACCGTGAAAACATGCGTATCCCGGTAACAGGAACTGATGCCGATCGCCTGCTGACCGCCGGCGTGATTGCGGATGTTCAGGTTCTGCGTCAGCGCGTGCTCTCTGCCGCGCCAGCGGTGAGCGTCACTACGGAGTAAACGCGATGGGAGTGGACTGGGATTTACACCTTTTGAGTCCGCTGCACGGCGTCTTCGGCGATGAACATGAGTACCGACCTAAAAACGGTACTCCTTTCACGATTAATGGCATTTTTGACCGAGGGTATGCCCAGGCTGCTGAAAACCTCGACGGGGATTCAGTCATTAACACGTCCAGCCCGATGCTCGGTGTCCGTGATGCCGAGTTCCGCAAGCTGGGGAAACCTCAGCCTGAGGTATCGGACCGGGTGTTGATTAAAACCGTCGGCGGCCACGTCATTAATCAGCTATTCGTTGTGTCGAATGTCGAGCCTGACAGCCATGGCGGATCCCGCCTTGTTCTTAACGTGGTGAAAGCACGATGAATGCATCAGCTATTCGAAAAATGGTGGTGACGGCGTTGGTTGGTCACACCGATGCCGGCGACCGCGTTTATTCTCCGCGAGACTGGCCAACCTCAGCAGCGCTCTATCCGGCGCTGCTGGTCCAGACCCCGTTCGACCATAAAAAGGCGCAGGGACGGAATACGCCAGCGTTCACTACGGTGACCACTGTCCGCATTACTGGCCGCGTCCAGGAGTATGACGGGGAAGTAGATGATGATGGCGCTATGCGTGCCGAGACCGCCCTTGAAGATTTGCGCGAGCAGGTAGAAAGGGCGGTAATCAACAGCTACGAACTCACCCGAAAAATCCAGAAGTACGCGGAAGTGCGTTCAACGATAAATGTTGACGCTGACGGTGAGGCACATCTGGGTCAGTTGTTGTTCGAAATCGATATCGAACATTATCAGGGCCCGGAGGACTTTTATCCCGTCAACCTGCCACCGCTCGAAGGGATTGATATCACCGTCGAAATGCCTGACGGTACGCCGCGACCGGGAACCAGTATTAACCTGCAGGAGTAATCCATGTTTGTAAAACCAAAAGACGGGCTCAGCGTTCGCTGTCCCGTCCGGGGCGAAGCTTTGCCCAAAGAAGGCGCTGAGGTGCCAGATAATACATTCTGGCGGCGCCGGCTGAAGGATGGCGACGTGAACCTGGTGCAGAAAGGTGTGAAGAACACCGCTCAAAAAGAGGACGACAGTAAATGACCGTTCCATTTTCACGCGTTCCCAATAATCTCCGGACGCCGTTATTTTACGTGGAGTTTGATAACTCCATGGCTAATACGGCCACGGCAACTCAACGAACTCTGCTGATTGGCCAGATGCTGCCTACCGGTACGGCGGCCGCCAACATCCCCGTTAAAGTCTCTTCACCTAATGGTGTGGGAGAGTTGACCGGTAAGGGATCACAGTTGCATGGGATGATGGCGGCCTATCAGAAGAATGATACTGCCGCTGAGGTCTGGATCCTGCCGCTGGCGGACGATTCCGGGTCAATGACGGCTGCGAAAGGGAGTATTAAAGTCGCTTCTCAGGCATCTGAGACAGGCGTCATTTCTCTCTATCTTGCTGGTATCCGTGTGCAAATGACTGTGCTGGCAACGGATACTCCGGCGCAAATTGCAACAGCGATGGTGACGGCCATTGCTCGGAAAACTGACCTGCCGGTTACTGCAACTGTTAAATCTGATGCAACCGACACGGTCGAGCTGACGGCCAAAAATGCGGGGCTTCTGGGAAATGGCATTGATATTCGCCTTAACTACCTGGGTACCCAGGGAAGCGAGGTTACGCCAGCAGGGTTAACGCTGACAGTAACAGCGATGACGGGCGGCGCCGGTGCACCAGATTTTGTGGATGCCCTCGGTAACCTTCAGGACAAGACGTTCGATTTCATTATCAACGCCTACGACGATACGGCCTCTCTTGATGCCATGAAGGCGTTTCTGAATGATGCGTCCGGGCGCTGGGCATGGGATAAGCAACTGTATGGCCATTCTTTCGGCACGGCTTCGGGAACCTACGCCGAGCTGGGTACAAAAGGCGAGGCCCGGAATAACCAACATGAAACGCTGCTGGGCGTCTATCGCTCTCCGACACCACGTTATATCTGGTCTGCCGCGCTGACCGGCGCTATTGCCCCGAGCCTGCGTAACGATCCGGGCCGCCCGCTGCAGAGCCTGCCGGTTTATGGCGTGCTGGCGCCGGATTTAGCGGACCGCTTTGAACTCACTGAGCGTAACAACCTGCTGTACAGCGGCATTTCAACGTATACCGTCGCCGACGACGGGACGGTCAATGTTGAAAACATCATTACCACCTACCAGAAAAACAGCTACGGCGACGAAGACGACAGTTATCTGCAGGTGGAAACTTTATTCAGCCTGATGTTCGTTACGCGCTATCTCCGCACTGCGGTAACAAGCAAATTTGGGCGAATGAAACTGGCGGCGGACGGTACGCGCTTTGCTCCGGGGCAGCCGATTGTGACGCCCAATATCATTAAGGCCGACCAGATCGCTGAATACCAGACGCTGGTATTTAACGGTTATGCGCAGGATGCCGAAGCGTTTGCCAAAAACATCATTGTTGAGCAGAACAAAACAAACCCGAACCGCGTAGATGTGTTGTGGCCGGGAGCGCTCATCAATCAACTGCGCATCTTTGCGCTGCTTAATCAGTTCCGCCTGCAGGCTGAATCAACAGGAGCTTAAAAAAATGGCAGGAGATACCTCTAACCGTCTGGCCGGTACCGCCTACGTCACCGTGGACGGTATATCCGTCATGGTGGAAGGTTCCTTTAAATATCAGCCATCAACGGTAAACCGTACCACGCTGACCGGAATGGATGGTGTACACGGATACAAAGAAAAACCGGTTGCCGGGTACATTTCGGCTCGCCTGCGTGACAGCGGCGGTACTAACGTAAAAGGGTTTAACGGCCAAACGAACGTCAACGTAATCGCAGAGCTGGCAAACGGTAAAACGATTATTGGCCGCTCACTCTGGACGGTCAACGTTCAGGAAGTGGAAAGCGAAGATGCGGTATTTGATGTTCGCTGGGAAGGTCGAGAAGTAACGGAGAACTAAGATGGCAGAATTAGAGCGCACCAAAATTATTGTCCTGACCACCCCTCTTGAGGACGCGGCACAAAAAACACGTTATGAGCAACTGGAGCTTAAGGCGCCCACGCTGAGTCAGGCGGAACAGTTTTATGAGAAGCAATCCTCATCATCCTCTCTTGCGGCGATGCGCCTGCTGATCGCGCTGGTATCCGATACCCGTGAAAGCGTACTGGCACCGATGGATTTTATCGACTTCCGCAAATGCGAGGTTTATCTGCTCAGTTTTTTGACCTGGCAGCCCTGACCGCCTGGCAGGAGCTTGCTGCTGAAGTGACGTTTTATTTCCGCTGGACTGAAGACAGGGCGTGGGGAATGACCTACTCCCGTCTGAAGTGGTGGGTATCGCAGGCCTCCCGTATTAACAAGATCAGGAAGCGACAGAGCGATGAGTAATGCATTCGATTTTGAGCTGGTGGCCGGCGATCATGTCAGCGAAGTAATAGCGCGCATCGACGACGCTGTTCGCAACCTCGAGCCTCAACTGGAGAAGACCCGCGAGGGCCTGCAACTGGGTGGACAGGAAACGCTCGACGGGCTGAACGGATACAATTCCAGACTGGATATTATGGCCCGGACAGCGCGCGATAACGTTCAGTTCATCGGTGACATGATCCCCCCCATGAAAATAGTGGGAGAGTTGGCAGGTAAGTTTGCCGGGCTGGGGCTGGCCGGTGGCGTGATTGGCACTATCGGCGGCGCAGCCTATGCAACAGGTAAACTTGCCGAGAGTTACAGGGAGGCCGCTCGAGGGGCTTATGACCTGAACACCCATGCGCAGAATACCGCCATGAGCGTTCAGGATTTCTCCCGGCTTTCAGGCGCCCTTCAGCTTGTGGGGGCCGACAGCGAAAGTGCGGCGTCTTCGATTGAGGGAATCTTTAAGTCGCTCAATGAAGCGAACAGCGGAAAAAATGCCGGCGTCATGGCCGCTATGGCACAGATAGGCGCGCAAATTGAGAGAAATAACGATGGCTCGGTCAATACGCTAAGGACGCTTGAGTCCATCGCAAAAATTTTTCCCAAGCTCAGACCTGATCAGCAGAAGTCGTTTGCCGACGCTATGGGGCTGACCCCTGAACTGCTGACGCTGATGCGTGAAGGTGCGAAGTACGCCGGGCTTCTGGCAAAAGCGGATAAGGTAGGGCTGACAGTGGATCCTGCCCTTAACCAGCAACTGACAAATTTTGATGTTGCGGTTAAGGAAGCGAGTGCTTCCTGGGATGGATTTAAATCAAAGCTTGAACGTAAGATTTACGCCTCTCTTGATAGCAATGGCCTGACCGACATGGTTAATGGCTTCACGGATATGCTGGCGAATAATTTCGACAATATCTCCATGAGTCGGTTTGCAGGACAAAATAAAGGCGACGACTCCGAGCTGATGCGCAGAGCACTGGCAGATCCTGAATTCCAGAAGCGCCTCGACGGGAATGAGAAAAACCAGCTGACCGCCGGTGTGATGACCGATGAGTCCAGGAAGAAGTATCACCAGTATTTTTACAACCAGGACCGATCACGACAATTATCCGAGGATGTGAACGCGATTACCCGGCCGCAATCTGCGCGTGGACCGGTTATCTATAACCCGAACGGGAAAAATACGCTGGGATTCAGGAATCATAACCCCGGGAATCTGAGAGATGCCTCAAATACCACGGGGCGCAGTCGGGGTTTCTCAACATTCTCAAGTGACGATGATGGTCTTTCAGCCATGGCCCGGCAACTGATGCTTTATGGTGACCGGGGGAATAATACTCCGGGCGGCATTCTTCATACGTATGCCCCGCGTACTGAGAATAAAACACAGCAATATATTGACGATGTATCCGCCAGAACGGGTTATAGCGCCCGACAGCGCCTTGACCTGCATAACCCTGAGGTGCTGAAAACGCTGATGGCGGCAATGATCCAGCATGAGCAGGGGTCTCAGCCCTACACGGAAGAGCAACTGAAAAACGCGATACGGTCAGCCATTATGGATGACAGGTGGTCTGGTTTGCGGAGCCCGGAAAGGCTGACGCAGCAGCGCCGGGATATCATTTCCGGAGCCGGAGGAGGAGAAAGGCAACCATCCATACTGGCACCGGCGGACGGAGACGATGATGTTAACGTCATGACCGACAATATAACCCGCTCTCTGACGGATGCGCTTGCAGAACATCCGTTAAAACTGGAGATCGTTATGACTAACGACAAAGGGGAGCGGAAAACCTACAACGTAGAAAATAACGGGAAAATTATCACCCCCATGAATTATTAACACATGACCGCCCGTCAGGGCGGTTTTTTACTTCCGGAGAACAGATGGCAATCATTCAGGACGCTATCACCTCCCTGATGGGCGGTGATGCCAGCGATGACTGGCAAAGCCAGCTTCGTCCGTGCTCATTCCGGGGTGTTCCCTTTGCCATCATCAGCGAGGAAGGGAGTCACGGACGCCGGCAGGCTGTACATGAATATCCTTATCGGGACACGGCATGGATAGAGGATATGGGGCGCGGAACCCGCCGTTTTGTTCTCAAGGGATTTCTGGTTCAGGATAGCCTAATTTATGGCGGTGGTGATGTTATTTCCCAGCGTCTGGCGCTAATTGCCGCATGCGAAACCAAAGGCAGCGGGACGCTAATTCACCCCACGCTGGGTGAGATGACTGTTTCAGTTCCTGAAAATGGGCTGACGCTCTCCGGCGATATGAAGAGTGGGCGTGTATTTGAATTCACGCTGATGGCGATCGAGTCCGGGTCAAAGGTTTTTGCTGTGACTGGCAGTAGTGCGGCAGGTAAAACCGTTCGCACGAATTATTTGAAACTGGTCAGCACAACGGTCTTCAGCACTATCGCGCGTATTAAGGGTGAAATTCGCGGTGTGACACAGGCAATAAAAACCATAAAGAGCACCATCGGCTTCTGGACGAATATGGTTGAAAGCACCACCAATGAGGTAACGAATATCAGTAGCGTGCTGAAATCCACGTTCGGCAATCAGCGATACGGTCGTTACAGCAAGGGAACGGTAGGTGGCTCGTCATCCGGGGCGACCGGCAGTGTGGATACGGCTGATACTGACGATTTTCAGTCGTTATCGGATCAGGTTGCTGCGCAATCCATTATGGACAGGCAGAGGATTACTGACACCGCTACCGGACTGAACAACTCCACCACCGTTGATGATTTTGTCCAGCGAACCGCTGATGTTATCAATGCCATTCTCAACTGTGCGGGCGGCATTAACGAGCGGATTTCGGCACTGGAAAAGCTGGCCAATGCAACCAGTACAGAGTATCAGAAGTCGAATGCCAGCGCAGAGATTGCTGAAACGGTCAATGCCCTCATTATCGTTTTGTGCAGCGGAGCTATGGCAGCCGCGGCATCAGAATCCAACCCGACGAGCCGCGACGAAGCCGAACAGATCACCCGGCGTGTGGCCAACCAGCTCGATGCCGCCTTGCTGGTGGCGGGTGACCGGGGAGATGATGATCTTTACAGCGGGCTGCTGCAGGTCAGAACGTCATTTCTCGACACCATGAACACACTTTCTGCGGGCCTGAGTGAGCTGATGCAGTTTAATTCGGCACAGCCTCTGCCTGCACTGACGCTGGCAAACCGGTTATATCAGAACGCCGGAAGGGCTGATGAGCTTATTCAGGAGTCGAATGTTCCTCACCCGGCATTTATGCCGACCTCAATGAAGGTATTACGACAATGAGCGACGATCAGGATGTGGTTCGGTTAACGGTCGGCAATAAAATTATTGAGGGCTGGGATGCGGTTCGCGTAACGCGAAGTATTGAACGGTTTCCGTCCGATTTCAGCCTGGGCCTGATGGATTACTACCCTGGTACCAGTGAGAAGCAGTTAGTACAGGAGGGGCAGTCCTGCGACGTGCGAATCGGTAACGATCTGGTGCTGACGGGCTATATCGACAGCTGGGAGCCCGCAATTACGCGTGCAAGGCATGAGGTACAGGCAAATGGTCGCAGCAAATGTCAGGACCTGGTGGACTGTTCTGCTGAGTGGCCAAACAATGTTATCAACCAGAGTGATGCGCTGAGCATCGTTTCTCGTCTGGCCTCATGGTACGGCATCAAAGTTTCTTGTGATGTTGACGATCTGGTTGATGTTCCCCAGTTCACGATTAACTGGGGAGAATCGCCACAGGAAATCATTGAGCGGGTAACCCGCTGGTCTGCGCTGCTGTATTACGACCTGCCCGATGGAAATCTTCTCCTTACGCGAGTCGGAACCCGACGTGCGGCCAGCGGTGTGGCTGAAGGGGAGAATATCGAGCAGGCATATTACCGCGCCGATATGTCGGAAAGATTTTCTGACTATGTTGGTGTCTCGATGAGTGTTTCTCCAATTGCCGGTTTTTCACCCGATACCGCCTATGACTCGGTAACCCTGGCTACTGCACGGGACCCGGAAGCAGCGAAGATGCGCTACCGAAAGCGCATTGTCATCGTCGAAAGCACTCTGATGGCCTCGAAGCAGGCACAGCGTGCCATTGACTGGGAGATGAACCGGCGCTATGGCCGTTCAAAACAACTAAGCGTCACCATAGACAACTGGCGGGATAAATCCGGGAAACTTTGGGAGCCAAATACTCTGATCCCGGTAAATATCCCCACGTTAAAACAGGCTAATACAGAGTTGCTGATTGCGGATGTGACATTTATGCGCGACAGCGACGGAACACATGCCAGGCTGACGCTCATGCCACCAGAAGCGTTTGCCGTACAGCCTTACGCTTTCTATCAACAGCTCGCAGGATTCAACCGATGAGCCAGTTTCGAAATTTTACAAACCGTATCGCCAGCATGTTGGGGGTAGGGCGAATTACTGCGATGAAGGATGCTGGCAGCACCCAGTCCGTGCAGTATCAAACCCCGCTTGAAGTCGCCACCGCCCACAGGCTGGCAGAGTTTGGATTTTCCTCCGGGTTACCTGTCGGAACGGATGTTGTGCTGGCATTCCTGGGCGGTGATCGCTCAAATCCGGTGGTCATAGCAACCAACCATCAGGGATACCGTTATTCAGATCTGAGTCCCGGTGAAACGGTAATGTACAACCAGTGGGGGATGAATGTTCTTCTGACAGAAAATGGGGTTTTCATTGATGCAAAAGGAAAAAATGTAGAGATCAACAACGCCACCACTGTCACCATCAATGCCACTGAATCCATCCTGGCTAATACGCCAATACTAAAATGCACCGGCGATATTGTGGACAACTGCGAATCGAACAGCAAAACGCTGAAACAGTTGCGTGATGCCTATAACCTTCACGATCACGACGTGAAAGAGGTGCAGTCGGGAGAAAGCACTATCACCAGTGAAAAAACAACGGAGCAGGTGGCCGATGAGTGATATTTCATCCTTCTGGAACATCGATGAGATGCACGCCGACTGGCAGGAAAACTTCGGCGTGCTGACATCCGGCAATGATATGCATACCGCTGTTTTGATCAGCCTTTTCACAGACGGACTTGCTCGCGCAGATGACCCTTATGAAGGCACTGACCGCCGCGGATGGTGGGGCGATCTGGATAACGATAAACCCATCGGTTCGCGGCTCTGGTTATTGCGTCGAGAGAAGCTGACCCGTGACGTTGCCATGCGCGCAGAACAGTACGCTGAAGAAGCGCTGGCGTGGATGAAAAATGACGGCATCGCCAGGGATATTCAGGCCACCTCGGAAATCGTTTTTCCTGCCAGGCTGAATCTTATCATCCGATATCTTCCGCCGGACGGTGACTGGCAAGAGTTCAAATTCTTCTGGTTATGGAGGCAACTGAATAATGCCATTTAAACGAAAAACGCTCAGTGAACTGAGAACTGAAAATCAGCAGTTCATGCAGGCGGAACTTGAGAGGGTTGGCGCATTACTTCGGTATGGAAACCTGAAAGTGCTGGCTGATATGGACGCCGGTATGGCTCACCTGCACTACGCCTATCTGGATTACATTGCCCTGCAGACAAACCCATTTACCGCTACCGATGAGTGGCTGGCCGGCTGGATGGCACTGAAGCAAACTTACCGGAAAGCGGCGACAGCTGCCAAATCTCCTGCAGTAAAAGCTACGGGGACTGCAGGTGTCGATCTTCCCGCGGGAACCGTCCTGAATCGTGCTGATGGTTATCAGTATGTTACCGACTCAAAACTGTCCATATCTGCCGGGAAAAGCGGGACCACTTCCGTTACGGCTGTTTTGCCTGATATTTCATATGATGTGACTGGCGGCGGTAATAAGGGAAACGCTGATGCTGGCACACTGCTGACGCTGGATGCAAACATACCAGGTATCGACAATACGCTGATGTTGATCGAGCCGGCAACCGGCGGTGCTGATATCGAAACTCAGGAGGATTTTCGTCAACGCGGACTCCTGGCGTTTCAAAACCCACCACAGGGCGGTAGTGATACAGATTACCGGGGGTGGGCATTGTCTGTTTCTGGGGTCACTCGCGCATGGATCAGGCGCCGTGGCATGGGGCCGGGAACAGTCGTGATTTATATTATGTGTGATGGTGAAGACAAAACGAACCATGGTTTTCCTGTCGGTACTGATGGCATTTCCTCGCTGGATGACTGGGGGGCAGTAAAGGCTACCGGCGATCAGGGCAGGGTGGCCGATTATATTTACCTGCGCTCACCCGTCACCTCCCTGAACTACGTTTGCTCTCCCGTTCCTGGCGTTATTGATTTTGAGATCAGCGGCATTTCCAGCGCCAGCAGTGCAACGACAACTGCGATTGCGGAAGCTATAGACAGCGTATTTTTTGAAAATGGAAACCCGCTGGGGACTGGGAAGATCTATCTCTCCGATATTAACCGGGCTATTGGTGATGTTGCCGGAACCGGAGGCTTCATTCTTGTTTCACCCACGACAAATATTGAGCCGGGTGTGGGCCAGTTACCGGTGAGAGGTGAGGTGAATTATACATGAGCCTCTTCACTACAGATGATTACCGCCAGGCTCTCCAGGCGCTTATTCCTACAGGGCGGGCGTGGCCACGTGACCCTGATACGGTTCAGTATGCTGTTCTCAGATCTCTGGCTGCAAGCTATCAGCGTAGTGACAGTGATGCTCTAAGTATTCTGAGCGGCGCCTTTCCAAAAACCGCAACAATCATGCTACCGGAGTGGGAAGAGGCTCTGAGTCTGCCTGACGACTGCTCAATAGGCGAGGTCGATGCCATCGCAAAAAGGCAGGCGGCGATTGTCTCAAAATTAATCAGTACAGGTGGGCAGTCCAAAGCTTATTTTATTGGTATTGCCAAAGCGCTGGGCTACAACATCACAATTAAAGAATATCGACAGGCACGCGCCGGTCTGTCTGTCTGTGGGGATGGGCTGAATGGTGATGAATGGCCTTTTGTATGGCTGGTAGAGGCTGAAGATACCACCATCTCTTATGCCAGGGCGGGGCTCAGTTATTGCGGAGACCCACTCCGTTCATGGGGAAATCGTCAGCTGGAGTGTCGTATAAACGCGCTGGCACCGTCTTATACACTGGTCAAATTTGGCTATATCTATTTCGGTTTCAATGATGAAGGGGTCTATGAAGTCACCCCTGAATTTGCAACGATATTTGATATTGCATCAGGAAACATTTCTTCAAATTAAAAGCTGAAGGTAAATATGAGAAAAGTTGGAAGTACAACCGATACCGCTGATGCTAATGGCGAATATACTAATGGTAACGTTGCTAACGGGGTATCGCCGACGATTATCAACGCTGAAATGCTTAATACATTTCAAAGAGAGTTGGTTAACCTTGTTGAAGGTTTAGGATACACATTAAACCCTGATGACGACTCACAAATATTAAAAGCAATTAATGGCGTTATTAGTGGCCGCCTATTGGGCGTGCCAAGAGTTATTACCAGCAGTGGAATGTTTACAAAATCATCTGGTGCAAAAAAGTGGCGCATTCGGGTGTTAGGTGCTGGGGCTGGTAGTTCTGCAGCACCGGCGACCGGAAATGGGGAAGTTTCGATAAGCAATGGTGGCGGCGCCGGGGCGTATGCCGAAGGTATTTATGACGTATCTGAATTAACGTCAGCAATGGTAACCATTGGTACTGGTGGCGTTGGCGGTACAGCGGCTTCACTATACGGAGGGGATGGGGGGGCAACCTCAGTAGGAGCACTTATCTCCGCCCCTGGCGGTAAATCCGGGTTGCCAGCAGGGCCAGCTAACCCTCCGTTTCAGCCAGTTGCTAATACGAACTCAAACAGCCCCTCTGGGTGGAATATCGTAGGTACATCTGGTGCTGGTTCTGAGCCTGCAGTTGCTGTATCAACAAGTTATGCAGTGGGGTCACGTGGAGCAAATAGCCCTCTTGGGGTTGGCGGGGCAGTTCCGGCAATAAATACACCTGCAAATACTGGTGGCGGTTATGGTTCTGGTGCATCTGGTTGTTCAAATGGACCATCCCAACCCGTGAAAGCTGGCGCGGCAGGTCGTGACGGAATAGTTATTATTGAAGAATATTCATGATATATATGTCGTGTTTTTTGCGTTATTTTTACAATGGCGCGAATGGGTAACATATAAAAAACTGCCACGTCCGCTTTAAAATAAATATTCAGATTTATTTTAAATAAATATTCAGATTTATTTTAAATAAATATCGGGGTCTAGCTTTTACCAATTCCGAATCGTCATCAAGTAAAAAATTGTTTTGTTATTATTAACTACACAGTAGCTTAGCTCCTGTCTGGAAATCATATGCCCCAAAGATACAATACAGGAAATTCACGTCCATCAAACAGCATGAAAGATCTTAACGATAATGCGTTAGCCTTTGATGACTTTATGAATAGTGAAAGCGATACATTCATTGATCGCTTTGGTGATCCAAAGGACTCTTTACCTGGAACAACAAAAAAAATAATGCTTGCTGCGGATGATGTCATAGAGGCAACCCGCCAGAACCTTATCCCCCTGAGTCGTCAGTACATGACGCTGTCAGAGGCACAGGCGGATATTGCGAATATACCAATGGGTTCTACCACGTATTACCGCAGCCCGGATGACAGCGCACTTGCAGTAGAGGTAATCAACAACGCCGGAACGCTGACCGCAACAGGGAGAAAAATTCCATCGTATTCGTTCGTCGAGAAACTGCCAACTCTGGGAAAATCAGGAGATCATCCCAATCTCGTTAACTTTGATGACAATGATCTAGAAGTAGGAAAGCGGCTTTCAGTCACGACCGGGCTGACGGAGCCGCTGGCCGGTTATAACACGACGGGATGGATTCCGGTCACTCCTGGTCAGCAGCTGGTGTTTTCAGTCCTGGGGGAGATCGTAGATTTCTACTCATCGAGTAGAGCATTCCTGTCAGGCGCTAGCCAGGCAACTCGCTATGTCACCGTTCCTGCGGGGGCCGCATGGATGAGGGCTTCTTACCAGCAATCATCGGTGTATTGGATTGTTACCGGTACGGTTTTGCCTGCGTCTGTTTCGCCCTTTGGTCTGGTAGTTCGCCCGGATCGTATTCAGTCTGTTCCGCTGGCAGCATTGCCGGTTATTACACCTGAATATCTGCGGACGTTTCAGAGGTCAGGCACAAATTTATTCAACAAAAATAGCCGTCTTCAGGGGTATTACATTTCTGAACGTGGCACTCCCATCGCCTCTGCGCAGTATGATGCGTCTGCAATGATCAAAGTAGAGCCGGGGAAAACCTATACATCCAACGCCTTTATGCGGTTTGTCACGATGTATGGAGCTGGTGGCACGCCAATCGAAGAAGCTGGCCTTACTGCAAATACAATGACCTTCACGGTACCTGCAGGCGTCACTGGTGTCCGGGTTAGTATTGCTGTTACATCGGTTGATACCTTTGCCCTCGCCGAAGGCTCAACGACGCCAGCTTATACCGAATTTAAATGGATCGCTCCGTCCAGCCTGCCAGACGGAACACCTGTTGAATATATGCCAAAAATAAATGATGGTGCAGTCAGTCGGGCGATGATTGCCAGTGAGGCGGTATCTCCCGATAAAACGAACCTCTTTACCGCGAGTAAGAATATCTTTCTGGCTGATACGGTCACTGACGGATATTACGTTAACAATAATACCGGGTTGTTGGCAGAAAACACGACTTACAGCACAAGCGATTACATTTCCGTCAAACCATCAACAACCTATACCGCTCGAGTCAAAGGCGGGAGGGGCGCGCGAACAGTAGCATTTTACGCAGATGCAAATACCGTCATTGCACCGGGGGTGGCAGCGCCTGCCGGGGATGTTTACAGCTTCACCACCCCGCCGACAGCTACCCTGATGCGCGTCTCGCCATGGACAGCAGACGTTACGCTCTTCCAGGTTCAGGAAGGTGACACGGCGACAGATTACGAAGCTCCGGGGTTTGTCGCCCGGACTGAAATCGACGGAACCCCGATTACCTGGCCATCATCAGGAGCCGTTACGACTGATGTCCGGCCATCGTATTACGGTCTGGAAAGACTCAGGGAAACCCGGCAGCGCCTGCGTTCGCTGAAATACGGCAAGACCGGTAAAACGGCGAGGCTTGTGGTCGGCATGGTAGGTGACAGCTGGACACATAATACGGGTCGGTATGCGCTGAAAGTGGCCACCTCATTATGGCGTAAATACCACGCGGCCAGTGCGTTCGTGGCGGATGGTCCGATTGGTCGGGGGTTCTGCTCTTTTGGTGGCATTGGCAGCAGTCTGCCAAACGGTGATGTGGTCTGGAACAATCGGGCGGTCATTCAGGCGGGGACCGCTGATGTATCAGCCTACGGCACCGGAAACGGCCCGGATGCATGCCAGGCTGTTTTGCCGACGGGTACCATTATCCGTTATCAGGGCAATGAAACCTTCTCTAAGGGTACGACATTCACGCTGTTTGCAGAAGGTGGGGCCGGTGTAATCCGACATTCCTGGGACGGTGGCGTAACCTGGCAGGCAAACACAGACCTGTCAGCTCTTCCTGTCGGGTTGCAAACTATCGTTCTGGCAGGCAAGCCTGCGAGTGGTACGGGGCAATTCTGGCTCGAAGCAGTTTCTGGCCCAGTGACTTTGTACGGTGTTAACGAGGTGCTTCCGGATGTTGCCGGTGTACTGGTGCATAAACTGGGAGCAACCGGGACGCGCGCTCAGCAATGGGCATCGATTGACGCCACGCATTGGAAAGCTGGCATTTCTGCGCTTGGACTCAATCTCCTTGGTATTACTCACGGGACAAATGACCAGACCCCAGGGCGCAGCAAGGCACAATACAAAGCCGATATATTGACCCTGATTGATCGTGCTCGGGAGGCGAATCCCTATGTCGATATTCTGCTGGTTGCTCCAGCTGAAAACCAGCGTACCAACAACCCTATAGCCATGTCGCTTTATGCAGACGCGCTTTACGAGATTGCTCGTGATGATCGTAACGTTGCCTACCTGGACCTGCAGCAGTGGTTCGGAGAGAAAGCTGCGGATTACGCATCAACTTCAGGACGCCCGTGGTTTGCATCGGACCTTATCCACCCAGACCCTGACATGGGTGGATATGTGATTGCTGATGCGTGGCTGTTTGCGATGAGAGAGTTGTCGTCGTAA